ACTTCACCCAATGGTTGGGGATAGAGCATAAGGTCCCCGTGATGTTGGAGAACCGCTCCGGCAAATACATCACCTACGGCTTTGCGAACGAGTACCCCTACTACCTGCTGGACAACTATCGCAGGTCCTCCAAGCACAACGCTATTGTCAACGGCAAGGTGAACTACATCATGGGCGGTGGATGGCAGGCAGGGGATGACTTGACCGTGGAGCAACAAGCCCGCTTCATCAAGTTCTTCGACGGACTTTCCAACACGGAGGACCTCAACGATATTACCGAGAAACTGGTCTTGGACTTAGAGATTTTCAACGGCTTTGCGGTCGCAGTTACTTGGTCCAAACTTGGGACCATTGCCAAGATGGAGCATGTTCCCTTTGAGAAAATCCGTGTTGACAAGGAGGAGAAGATGTTCCAAGTCGCTGACTGGTACAACGACGACATGATGCAACTCTTCCCCAAAGTCGGGGACATCGAAAAAATCCCTGCATTCGACCCGGAGAATCGCCTCGGAAAGCAGTTGTTTTATTACAGGGTCTATGCTGCTGGCGTGAAGCACTATCCTTTGCCGGAATACATCGGCGGGAACGCTTGGATTGAGGCAGACGTACAGGTCGCCAACTTCCACAACAACAACCTCCGCAACAACTTTTGGGGCGGTTACTTGATTAATTTCAACAACGGCATCCCGACCCCCGAAGAACAGGGCGACATCGAGAGGCAAATCAAACGCAAGTTCAGCGGTACGGATAACGCTGGTCGCTTCGTTGTAACCTTTAACGATGATGCAGCCAAGGCCCCGACTTTGGAACCGCTCACTCCGAGCGACATGGATAAGCAGTTCGAAATCCTGAACAAAGCCATCCAGCAAGAGATATTCATCGCACATCGTGTAACGAATCCAGCGTTATTCGGTGTCAAAACCGAGGGCCAACTCGGAGGAAGGACTGAATTAGTCGAGGCCTACGAACTATTCAAGGCCACCTACGTCAACGACCGGGTGCGCAAAGTGGAACGGATGATTAACTACCTCGGTTCATTTAATGGCGTTGAGGGTATGGAACTTATCCCCGTGGAGCCTATCACGGAGCGACTAAGCGAACAGGCACTCCTGCAGATAATGACTCAAGACGAACTTCGGGAAAAGGCAGGCCTGCAACCCTTGGAGAAACCTGCCGATGTGGTTGGACCTAATCCCCAACCCGACGAGCAACCGCAAACCGTGGAGCAACTTGCCAGCAACGACAACATCAAGAAACTATCGGGCCGTGAGTACCAAAACCTGATGCGTATCGTGCGTCAGTATATGCAGGACAAAATCACGCTGGAGATGGCTCGGACCATGCTCTCGGCTGGATTTGGCTTATCAGCCCAAGAGATTGACACAATGCTGGGCGTTCAGTCCCAAGAGTTCAGTGAACCCGATGACGACGAGGACTACGGATGGGGCGACGAAGAGTTCAAGGTCTTGGAAGTGGTTGCAAGCAAGTTTGGGAGCCATGCAGACGATTACGTCGTGATGCACTCCAAGCCAATGCGGTTTGACACCAACATCGACGAAAACATCCGTTTGGCCTTTGCCGAGTTGGGCGAAGAAGAAAAAGAATTGGACCTCAAGATTGAAGCCTACCGCAAGAAGAACCGGGATGCATCGGTTGAAGAAATGGCCAAGGAGTTTGGTGTGAGCAAGGCCAAGGTCGCCAAGCGGGTCGCCTACCTAATCACAAAGGACCGCTACCCTGTTGCACGGGCGGTTGACAACATCGCCAAGGAAAACCTCGCAGAGAGCAAGAAGGCAACCGAGCCTGTACTTGAAGTCCGCTACAAGTACTCTTGGGCAACAGGATTCAGCAACAAGGACAAAGGCTCCAGCCGTGAGTTCTGCAAGGTGATGCTTGACTTGGCCGGGCAGGGCAAGGTTTACACCCGTGAGGACATCGATGGGATTTCTGCAATCATGGGTTATTCCGTTTGGAACAGGAGAGGCGGTTGGTATCACACGCCTAGCGGAGTGAATAGACCGCAATGCAGGCACGTATGGGAGCAGCAGTTGGTAATCCGCAAAGGCAATAAAATCAGCAAGGCATGAAGGCACTCTTTATAAGCGAAGAAACGCTGCTCGACAATAGCATCATCAACGAGAACGTATCCTACACCCAGATACGGCCAACGGTTGTCAAGGTCCAAGAGATGCGGATTCAGCCAATCGTTGGCTCTCCGTTGTACGGGGAATTGGTTGCGCAGGTCGTCAGCGGTTCAACCTCTGCACTCAACCAAACGCTCTTGGAGGACTACATCCAACCCGCAATGATTCAATGGCTTTACTACGAACTACCCATGGTCTTAGCGTTCAAGTACATGAACAAGGGCATGGTCCGTAGAACAAGCGAGGAAAGTTCCCAAATGAGCATGGAGGAAATCACACGGCTCACGGATAAGGTCAAGAACGATGCCGAGTGGTACTCCGAACGCATTACCCGCTACCTCATGGAGAACCGCAACTCCTATCCCTTGTGGAACTCGCCTCCGTCTGCTTTGGATACGATTTACCCGAACGCTACCAACTACCGCACCGGGATGGTCTTGGACCGCAACAGGAGGATGGGAATCAGCAACTTGGATTACCCCTACCCTTACGGTCAATTCGGGGCGTGTAATGACTGCTAACGATGGGCGCACACAAGAAGAACATACTGAAACTGCAAAACTATGTCTTGGATAAAAATCAAGCAAGCCCTGCTGGACCTTGCCAACAACCACCCGCAAGTAAACTCCTTCGGGACGGGCGACCCGCTTGCAATCGGCACGGACAACACCATCAACCTTCGAACCCCAAGCCGTGAGCGAATCGTCTATCCGCTCGTTTTTGCGGATGTTCAGTCAGCAACTACTGACGCTGGTACTTTGGACTTGGTGGTTGGGGTTTACTTTTCTGACCGTGTTGAGTCCATTAAGCCGATGGGCGGAGTGGTTTCGGGCAGCCCTACGCTGGGTTGGCAGGACAACGAGGACGAGGTCCTAAGCGACCAACTGCAGGTAGCACAGGACTTCATATCAGCCCTCACAAACGACCCAAGCGAGGACTGGACCCTATCATCCAGCGTATCGCTTACCCGCTTCGTAGAGAGCCGGGATGACCGCACGGCAGGGTGGCAGGCGACGATGACATTTGAGATTCCTTACGGTCATTCAGTTTGTGAAATTCCAGTCTAATCTACATTTACAATTAAACGCTAAAAAAATGCCTACACCCATATTGCAACAAATGCTCGGACAGGGCGGTACGATGGAGTTCGTTGACGCTGCCGTTACCGGGAAGAACTACGACTTCTTGGTAGTCAACACCGCTGCGACTTTCACGACCCTTACTGGAACTGGAAGCGAGAACCTGCTAACCGCTTACGCTCTTAGTGGCAAATCAGTTTCCGCTGGCATCGTTATCAGCGGTCGCAATGGCGGTAAGATTACTGCCGTTACCCCAAGCGCAGGTTCAGTCATCGGTTACACCTTCCTCTAATGCTCATCGGTTACGGCTACGGCTATCCAACAAACCAACTGCTTGGCGGTGGCAATCCATTTTGGCTTGCGTACAACCAACGGGCAGACGCTGACGGGGCTTTGCCTGCCGAGGCAGCGGTCAATGGATGCCTCCAAACCCGATTCCTTAACTCCTTCCAATCCTACGCTTTCTTCGTCTTTTATTCTAACTCTTGGCTGCCGTTTATGCAACGGGCGAATACCGACTCGGCTGACGCTGCGGAGGTTCGCTTCATCAACTGCCTCGAAGTTCGAATGTATAATCTTTTAAACGCATAGCAGATGCCTGCAAGCCCATCTTTACTCATCGTCCCTGCCCGATTCAAGACGGGGAAACTCTACACCCAAATCGCTACGACTTCGGCTGGGGTTGTTCTCGGTTCATCGGGGGACTTCAATGTTACCCGTGCCACGACTGCGACCCGATTCAATTCGGCTGGCTTGATTGAGAGCGTTGCAAGCGGTGTGCCTCGCTTGGATTACTACACCAGCGGTGGGACTGCTGGATGCCCTGCGTTGCTCGTGGAGCCGAGTGGGT